AAATTAATTAATAACTCACAAGAGTCTGATATTACGTCTGCTGGTTTAGATATTAGTGAAAAAATTATATTAGATGTACATAAATTAAATATTAAAGCTAATAGAATAGTAATAAATCACGTTGCAAGAGCAAAAGATACTTCTTCTATTTATTATGCAACAAGCAATGATCCTGTATATTATATCGAAGGAGAAAAGTTATACGTATTAGCAGATGGATCATTAACATCTGGCAATCTTATTTCAGTACCAGTAAAACCAACTACAAATGGAACTGCTGAAATTGCACACGATTCAACAACTACAAAGTTTTTTCCAGTAGATGCAGAAAGATTAATGGTGCTCGGAGCGGCATCTAGGTGTTTAAAACGAAAGATTTCAACAGCAATTAATGATGAAGACGTAGAGTTAACACAAGGACATTTAGCACAGTCTCAAGCATTAGAAGCTACATATGAAAAAGAGTTACAAAAATATTTAACATAATTAACAAACAAGCTCATTCACGGATCGTCAATCCTTAGAGCAGGAGGATAACATGGCAAAAAAACAACACTTATCAGTACAAGAATCACTTAACTCAGCAGGGTTTGGTGGTGAATGGACAGTCAATGCGGCAGCAACTCATGCAGGAACAGCAGAAGCAAATACTATACATTTAGATGTTTCAAAGTCTGGTCAAATAGGTATTTACGCTGCTGGCCAAATATATTTCAATTTTTCTAGCTCTCAAACAGATTGTAGTACTGATAATGATTTAGTTATACCTGCAGAAACATTAATTTTTATGACAGTTCCTCAAGGGTTAGGATCAACAATATATTTTAATCATTTAGGCAAAGGCTCTGCCTGTGCTGTTAGAGTAGTGGAGGTTTAAAATGATTACTAATTTTATTAGTTCAGAAAATGGTCTTAAGTCTGGAGGTACAATCTCTGGCGATGTTACTATAGATGGAGATTTAACTGTTAATGGTAGCAACACTTATAATTATGATGAGTTAATTAATGGTCAATTAGAAGTTATAGTAGATTCAAACTTTACTGCGGCAGGTAATGATACGGATAATATATATTTAAACAGTCTAGGAGCCTCTGCTGGTGATGGTGCCTATGGAGCATCAATAGGATTTTCAAGAGCTTCTGGTGGTGATAATAAAAAAGCCGCTATTGTTGCATTTCAAGATGGAAGCGATGCAGACCCAACTGGTTTAACATTCTGGACATCTAGTGGCACTGGTACAGGTGCTGATGCTTCTGAAGTTATGAGAATCACATCTGGTGGTGTTTTATTGCTTGGTCACACGAGTTCAACTAATACAGGTAATTTAACCGCTCAAGCACAGATTGAAACAACTGGTGCAAGTGCGGCATTGTCAATAACTAGAAATACTAATAGTGCTAATGGAAGTTATTTGGTTTTAGCCAAAACAAGGTCTGGTACAGTTGGTGGCAATACAATACTACAGGATGGTGATGAGATAGGCACAGTTAGATTTTCTGGAGCAGATGGGAATGACAGGGCAAGTCACGCCGCAGAAATTAGTGGTCAAGTTGATGGTACGCCCGGAAGCAATGATATGCCCGGAAGATTAGTTTTTAAAACTACTTCTGATGGTGCAAACTCAGCCACCGAAAGAATGAGGCTTACATCTGCTGGGCAATTAGGCATAGGTGAGACAGCACCAGTTGCTGAATTGCACATAAAACAAGGAAGTGCTGGAGATGTAGATACACACGCTAATGTAGCATTGATTTTAGAGGGAAGTGGAGACACACTATTGCAATTTCAAACACCCAATAG